TAAACATATTATTAGTCATGGTGTTCGAACCATCGAACCTCATAACCTTCTCAACACCAACTATAGTATCTGGTAATTGAATAAAATTGGAATTCTCTTCAAAATCAAAAGTAGTAGATATTCCAACTGTTGAAGTTCCAGTTGTAGTTGTTATACCAATTGAATTATTACCACCTCTTGCTCTTCCCCTATCAATATCATCTTGGGTTATCTTATACTTTAAAGGCATCTTCATAACGCCATCATAATGCCTTTCCTGATACATCTGGAAAGCATCGTCAAGGCAATCTTCGGCTTGCTCATCCGCAACATTAACTTCGACTACTGGTTCACCCAGTTGTCTCTTAGCGTATTCTATAAGTTCGGATCTAGAAGCAGGTTTTGCCATATTCCCAATTTTCTAATTATTTATTAAAGGGTAGAAGATATACCACCTCTAACTAGAATTTGTCCTTCTACTATCCTATTTACCGTTGTTCCAGTCTTGGCATTTACATCATAGAAATATCTACCATCTGCTAATTCTGAAGTCTGAGTAGTAGTCAAACCAATATGAAACTTCCCGTCATAAGCACTAGTGAACCCACATGTGAAAGTGCATGTTGCAGATGCTCCGACATGCTTTGCCATTTGTCCTGATAAATGTGTATGATTTGTGAAATCATACGCACTACCAGCAGGAACATTAACAGTATAAGTGCAAGTAAATGACGCACCAACATTTATCACCAAATCTGATACTGGTGGGTAATCAGATTCCGAATCAAAAGTGAAGGATCTAGTTGCCATTTACAATACTCCTTAACATTTCCTTAATTTCTTTGATCTCACCTTTAAGATCATCTAATTCTGCTCTCTCACTTTCTTTTTGTTTGCGAGCATCAATGTACTTTTTGTATTCAGTCATATCAGTAGATACAATTGCATTTGATTTTTCATCTCTGTAAAGAGCGTGATTATCTTTTACAGGAATCATGATAATGCAATCGCTCTAAACTCAGCGACTCTAGGTGGAGTTGCCTGGTTAGTACCAGTCATCATAATCTTAATCTTAAATCCATCAAACTCTTTAAGTTTGTCAATAGTGAACTCATAATCGCGAAACTCATCTTGAACTGATGAAGGAGGAACAAATTGATCAGGAAGTCCAGAATTATTTGCGGTGTTTATAATAGCACCATTCTGATCCCGATTATCATAACCAGGGAAGAGTTCATAACGTAATGAATTTTCATTATCATCTTGCCTGAAGAGAGCATATGCAACTCTTATATCAGAAGTTTCTGATCTATTTGCAGAGAATAGAATCTTAATTCCTGTAGCAGGAACTTCAAGTCCTACATTCTTAGTAACATAAGTTGCAGAGGTTGGATCCTCTCCAGGAATCTTAACTCTGTTATCTGCTGAGAAAACTGTTACTGTATCGTCAATTCTATTGGTTGTAAGAATAGCACTAACCCTATCAATATCAATTACAGGTGATATATTAGAATCATTACTATCTAAATCACATTGTATGTTTAATGATTTATTTCCTGGTAAGTCTGTTAACTTACTATCCTCATTTACCTTCGAAGCAATCATACGAGGATTATCAAAGAAGTTTGACTGATTAAGAACGATAGAAGAATAACCTTTATCTTCAAAGGAAACTTCAGCACCACTAACACTCCTTGCTGCAACAGTTCTAACTCTAGAGTTAATTGTTGTTCCCTTAGGAGTAAGAGTTTGAATATTAGGTGTTAAGCACTCAAATTGAATGTTCTGTGAAGCAGTAATTTCTACCTCTCCACCACTCTTAGTTGTCTTAAAGTATAGACTTGGGAATCCATTAGCACTAGCACTTCTACTAATACCAATCCCAACGCTATCAGAAGAAGTCTCATTAGTATCAACACCAAGGTAATAGTGATCCATAGTAATTGGATGCACTCCTTGATTTGTTACCTCAGACATGTTTTGTGTCTTATTAATTCTCCTCAAAGATACTCCATTAAACTCATACTTATAAGCAACTGCATTAATTGGATGAGTAAATGCAAGAGTATTATCTTGTGCTCTTGTAATACCACTAAGAGTATTACCATCAACTGAAGTGTATTTGATTATCTCATTTTCAATCTTAAGATATCCAGGATTGGTTGTACCAACACCGACACTTTCAAAAGAAGTAAATGCTGTACCAGCACTAACAACTAGATCACCAGTTGCATCTCTTCCATAAGCAGCGGTTAGAGTTGCAGGAGCAGCGTCACTGACTATACCATCTATCTTAACAAGGTTGTTAGTCTCATGCATAGCATGATTCTGATGAGTAACCTTAATTGTTTTACCATCATATAATGGGTCATTAATTACTTGCCCAGCAAGAATAGTTACATTAGAACCTTCACCATTAATCTCAGATCTAATACCAGTATTAGTAACGTATGTCATGCTGGCACCAGCAGCAACAAAGTCACCTTGAACTTGATCTAAGAATACTGTATTAGTAAATCCAATAGAAACAACAGAAAGTTTTGCTCCTGTTCCTATACCATTCATAGCAGCAGTTGGAATACCAACTACATCCCCAATCTTATATCCTCTACCACCATCAGTTACACTAACAAGTCCAACTAATCCTGCTTTATTATTAGGATCCTGATAAACTGAACCAGCGATAGAAACTTGAACAGTAACTTCCATTCCAGATCCACTACCAGTAATAGTATATGGTTGGATCTGTTCAGTAGTTGCAACTGTATATCCTGCACCAGGATTAATTGCTAATAGAGAATCTGTAGAACCACTACTTACAATCGAACCACCAATTGCAATAATACGTCCTTCACCACCAGATAAACCAGAACCAGTTTGAGCAATAGCAACACCAGTAGTAATTCCAAGTGTAGTAATACTATCACTAATAGATGATGTTAATCCAAGAGTAACTTTCTTAGAGTAAACTGTGACTGGATTTTCAGCGAGTTTTACAAGTTCATTGTTTCCAATAGCAAGTTCTGGGTTAAAGAAATTGACAGTACCAGTAGTTCCAGCAGTGAATTCTGCTTTATAAAGATTAAACTTAAGATCTTCTAACTGAGAAGGTGTCCAAGTAGAAGCGTTCTGTGATTTGAACAATGATCCAAGATATGGTTGCTGAGTAATCAGAACCTTTTGTGATTCACCTAGTCCAAAAGTTGAAACATCCTCTTCACCTAACCTTGAAATCCAAACATTATATTCAGTAGATGGAGATACAACTACAATTGCATATTCTCTACCACCACCTTCCAGGTAAATTGGTGAATCAAATGTAAATCTTGTAGCAGCAGAAGCATCTGTAGATACATTAATACTTGCAGGAAGAAGTTCTTTCTTACTAAGTGGAATAATAGTAGTTGTTGGAGTTCCTAATTGAACTGTTCTAATTTCTACACTACAAGGAAGTTCTTCATCTTTTGTTGAGAAGAATAAATCAATAGAAGTTAAGAATACTCCATTTGGATCACCTACATCAAATGTTTGAGCAAGTGGATCATAAAACTCAGTAACTAATTCTTGTGTAATTTGTGTTGTACTCTCTCTTAATACACCGATATCCCTAGCAGCACCTACTACTCTATCTACCGCACTAAGAACTCTATTGTCACTTAGACTTTCTGTGACAATATCAGCATTTCTGGTATTAATAATAGTTTCCTGAAGTGTCTCAATAACACCTGAAGATTCATAATTCTTCTCAACTGCAGTAGTAAGAGTACCAGGAATTAGTGAATTAACAGGAGATGATGTAAATCTTAATGACTTAGTACCAGCAGTAAATTCTGGATTCTCTGGGAATGTTGAATCAGGAATAAAGAAGGAACCAATCAATGTACCAACATTATCACTAACCAAACGAGAAACAGTTAGTGTTGCTTCTGCACCACTAGTAAGTCCTCTAAGAGTCATTGCACCACCAGCAATATATCCATAATATTGTCCTTGTGGTTGTAACTGTAGACTAAATGTATCTACATTAAGGATAGTAGATGTAGAAGTATAAACTTCTGGAATTGGTTGATCATCAGCATATGGATTTACTGTATAAACATCAGATGGAGCATTATATGGTCCATACTTATGGTTTGGAGTTGAAACTCTAAATCTTAAATCACCACCAGAATTACCAATAAATCCAGTTCCATTACCCCAAACTTCCTCTCCTACTTGGAAAGTACCACTTGTCATGGTAATTTCTAGAAGTTTAGGGAAGCAGAATCCCGCTACGTCTTGTCCATCAAAGAATGGATATACTTGAGTTCTTGGTTTAGCATTTCTAACAACAAACTCAATATTACGAGAACGCATGAATGGAATATCATTACGCTCAACTACTCTATCTCCTAAAGATTCTGAATCAATCCTTTCTACAACTCTAGTAGCAAGTCCAGTTCTAGATTGACCAGTTCTTGTAGTAGTTTCTCTTACATGCTGTTCGACAGCAATATCACGAGAACGAACAGTTACTTGTCTAGTACCAGTGACTTGTCTTTGTCCTCTACGATGAGGATTAGGAATTCTACGAGTAACAATTTGTCTTGGAGGATTATCTAAAACTTCAGTTCTTGTTGTTCTCCTTGTTGTCCATTCCTGTGTAACTCCAACCCAATCAGTCTCCCATGCATTCCATACTGTTGATACCAATCCAGTATTTGGATCAGCACCTTGTTCTTCAAGAGTATCTTCAAAATCACCCTCAATATCAACATTACGTGCTGCAATTCTTCTTGTGTCAATCCATACATCAGAAGATGGATTAAGTTCTAAATTTGCTCTCCAGAAGATAACAGCAAATGGTTGAACATTCTCTGTCCTTGAAGCATATGAGTTCTGCAAACACATTACTTCACTATAATCAAGAGTAATCAAATCTCCAGTTCTACGGCATCCACTACCAATTAAATCAGTTGCGAATCCATAATCTTGAGATGGATCTGCTGTCTGACCTATACCAATAATACTATTTGTACCAAGAAGTAAATCAACTGCAGTTGTATAGTGAGCAGGACGCATCTCACCAGCGTCTTACTTTGAGCGACTCCATTCTTAAAGTTATCTACTAAGAAACCACACTTGAACCTATCAAGTCCATTTGCGTCCTTAATGGACATATTCTTAGTATCATTTTCTAATAAAGAAAGAGATGTATAATATTCAAGATTCCTTACCCTTTGATCAATATTTCCAATATCGGACATCCGATATCTCTTATATTTCTTAAGGAAAGACTTAACTTGCTGTGCCTCGTAAGTATAAGGAGGAACCATCAATGTTCCTACATCTAATGCACCACTTACTGGTTCTGGTTCTACTGGTCTTTCAGCAGCAACACCAGTTTGAATCTGGAAAGAACCATTAGTTGTTAAGAATATTCTATCAATTCTTGGTAAGTAATAATTAAAAGTTATGTTTATATTCTCATCGTCACAAAGAATGTTAGGAGGTGTATTTCCTTCACCAGTAAACACCCTTGAATCAAATTCAAATGGTGATTTTGTTGCAGTTGCAGGATCATACGTTCCAACTCTAGGACGTATATCAATATAATCAGTCAGTCTTTCTGTATACTGTTGATCAAGATAGTAGATATCACTATCAAATCTATCTGCATTGTAACTATTAACACTAAAGATATCTCCAGTATCATCAGAAGCAACAGTATAGTGTTGATATACAATCTTTAATCTATTAGTTGGAGATGCTATACCTCCCTTTCTCATTAATCTAGAATAATCATAGAAAGAATCTCTTTGACCAACATCAAGTTCAAATTTACTCCATATATCTCTATCACCATTAGTCTTAGCAGTAACAGTTGCTTGAATTCCAGATGCTTGGAATGTTACTATGTTACCAATTTGAATAGGTGTCTTATTAAGATAAGAAATTCCAATCTGTGAAGCATTGGTTATTTCTACTATAACAGCAACAGATCCATTGGAAGAAATAATCTCTTCTCCAACTGTTAAATCTGCTGTTGTACCATTGGGTCCTGATAATGATGCCATTGTAATAGATGGCAGATCAGGATCAGTCATGTCATTGGATTCATAAACACCAAGAATCCTCATAACATCTGGTACATTTAAACAAATCTCTTCATCTTCTACACGAGTACCATACAAATTACTATATGTTAATCCATTTTGGAGACTTTCAGTTGAAGTACCAGAACCAACAAGGTTAGAACGAGTAATAATTGTATTGTTAATACCCCACTTCTTCTCTTTAGAAGATGGATTAGCCTTCTTAAGTGTTACATCAACTCTTGCAGCAGAATCAGCAGCAACCGAGAGATTTACGAACTTAAGGTTCTTCATCCCACCACTAAACTGAACTTGATCAGCAGTTAATGCTTCACGCCTACCATCACTATAAGAAAGAATATATCTTTGTGGTGTAAATGGTTGGAAAGTAAAATCAGCACCTATACTAAATTGTCCTATAGCAATTTCATTACCTGCTACAGTTACATTACGGAATTGCTTTTTAACAACCAAATATGAATTGAGTATATTAATATCACTAATATTCGTCTTAGGAAGACGAGTAATAAAAGTATTATTATCTATTAGAATATTATCCAGAGAACGAACAGTCATTCCTTGAGTGTTTATCTCTGCAGTTGGTAAAGCACCATCAGCAACACCAATAACATTAGTAGCAGCAACAACGGTAAGACTATCACCATCATCAGAAACAGCACTAACTTTATTGAAACTTTCTGTGCTTAATCCAGCAGCAGAATAACCAATATAATTACCAACAGTTACAATACCAGCAAAATTATTTCCAGGACTTGTTACAGTCGAAATACCTTGATCTCCAGCAGTGATAATAAATGTTGGATTGTTGCCAATAAAACTATTTGCTATTGGAGTCGTAAATCTTGTTAAATTAAAGTCAGCATTAAATGTTTGACCAACACCAAGATTGCCATTTGCTTCAGATGAATGAACTGAGAATACATCATTCAATCCATAATCTCTAATTGTCTTAATAACTGGACCTGTATCTTCACCATTAATCTTAAAGGATTCATCTTTAACAAAATTACCAGTATTGCCATAAACAGTAAGGCTATCACCCTGAGACACAGCACTCACTAGATACCCCTCAGCGCCGCTAGAATCGCCTGTAATACGTGCAGGGAGGGAAATATCGATATTTGTACTAATACCTAATGTAGTGAAAGTCTGGATGTCAAATAGACGCAAATCCCATTCATTGGCATCTTGACGATCCCAGTTTAAATTAACTGTTTCAGGAGAGAAACTGTATACCTTTGCTCTACCAATTTCCGATCCAGCAGCAGCAGTTGTAGTACCACCAATTCTTTCACTTCTTAATGAAACATAAGAAGTAGTTCCAAGTCCAACATTGGGACATCCAAACACTCTATTAACAATAAATTGAGATCCTGTATTATAATCTACACCAAGATCTTTAAGTTCTGCTGTTGTTCTTGCTTTAGGAACATCGAGATTAGTATTAGAAATAGTCTCAACATCATATCCCCTAACATATGCCTTACCAGGACTAATCTGATAAGTCATTAAATCTGTAGAAGGAGTATTACCATCTTGGGTAGTTTGTCCAGGAAGATAAAGTCCTTTATTACCTTTTCTATCGTTTAAAGTCTCTTTTACATCAACTCTAAATGGTTTTACATAATAATTGCCAGATTCATCAAATGTTCTTTGTGCTAAAGCATCTCTAATTAATGAATATTGAGAATCATCATGGAAATACTGCTTTTGGCCATCAACCAAACGCATAATTTCAACAAAATTCTCATCATTTAATTCATCAACCTCTTTCTTTGCTAAAACAGCAGATATTTTAAGTCTATCTGCACCTGGAGCAGAATAGTTACTAAATCCTTGAGCATTATCATATAATGATTCATCTGAACCAGCAGTAACAATCTCCTCTACAACAGATAAACCAACCCTATAAGATGGTGTATTTGTATATTGATCAAGAATAAGTGTCTGATTTGCAACTCTTACGAAATTTCCTCTAAGAAAATATACACCTTCTGTTATTTGTACAGCACTTCCTGTAGAAGTTGAACTTGTAGGAATAGTAATTGCAAATCCTTCGCTCCCTGCGATAACAGTATTTGCATATGTAATTGAAGATAGAGTTAAAAGTGTCTCTCCATCTTGGAATGTTTGTCCACTAAAAGTAGTAGAAGACTTCTCATACTGAACATAGAAAGTTAAATTACCACTATCTGCATCTCCTTCAGTAATATAATTAACAACTTTTGCAGTAACTCCAGAAGTCTCACCTTGAATTCTTTGTCCAACTATCTTTTCAGCATAAAAAGAAACTGGAATACCAAAATATGCTGCTTCAACTTGAACAGCATAGTAATTAGACTGATATGAAACTTGTCCAGGGATGATTTTAGACCCTTCCCTAAACATATGGTCACCAAACTGCTCAATTTGGTTTTGGAGAATTGATTGTAGAGTCGTTAATTCTCTAGCCTGTACTGGGTAACTAGGCTTAAATAGCACCTTATGAAAGTCATTAGATGCACTGAAATCGTCAAAATATGGCGATACGTTTAAATTCGTTTGCTGTGGCATCGATTTAGAACTCTACAATGATTTTGATGTCTTCTTTCTGATTAGTGGATCTAGTGATAGATGCCCTATTATCAACGTAAATAATCTCGCCAGAGTACTTTTTAACTTCCGGTGGAGCAACACCATTCGTAAAAGTCTGTCCCAAGTTATACGTTTTATTATTTATTACGGTGGTTATACCGCTATAGTCTAGATCAATACTGAGATCAACAGAACCTCCACTAACAATAGTGGTTCCTCCAGTTGCTACAGTAGAAGCAAAATCATACAATTCAAATCCATAGTCTGGATTAGTTTTTGCTATACCAGCAGTAGTAAATCCAGATAAAGCACTAGATTGCCAATACTTCAAGACTCTTGTATTAGCATCCCAAGATACTACTTGTCCAACAGCAGTGGAACCAACCCCAACAGTCTGACGAACTCTAGCATCTGCAGTAAATGATGCTGCAGTTACACCAGCACCGGTTAATCTCAAAGCATATACTGCACTAGCTTGAGTTGTGGTAATAACAGTAGAAGATGCAGTTTCTTCTGGATTCTTAACCATACCAACTCTTGCAAACTGGTTACCAGTTACAAAGTCTGGGTTAGAATCATCATTTTCAATTCGAGAATAAACTAGAACCCTAGTTGCTCCCAATTCACGGTATATATCAGCACCATGTCCTCCTTGTGGAGGTATAATAACCACAAATGTAGCGTCAGTACTACCAGAAGTATTAGTAACACCACCAGATGCTAAATCAACAGTTCCGTAAGTATAACCATCACCACCTTGTGTGACACTAACTGATTCAATCTGTCCAGAAGCATTAACTGTTACAGAACACTTTGCACCAGTACCATTTCCATTAATAGGAACACTAGTATAAGTAGCAGCATTACCATAACCAGCACCTCTATTGGTAATAACCACATTTTTTAGTAGGTTACCAGTAAGAGCAGCGTTACCTCTTACTGCAGTTATATTTGCATCAGTAGTAGTTTCCCAATCATCAGGAACTGGGAGGAAATTAGTTGATTCAAACTTAATAAGATCTCCTGGGTTAATAGTATAGAGATACTTCCAAAGATAACCATCACCACTAGTACCAGCAGCTTTTGGTTCCAAATCTGTGTGAAGAGGTTCATCAAGAGACGGTTTACCTAGTAAGTTGTCTGGGTCATAACCATTAGCAATACAGATATAAACTCTATAGTCACTATTCATGACATAGTAGTTTGCACCATATAAATTAGATGATCCAGTTTGTCCAGCAGTATTATTTCTACTATAATCGTGTCTATAATAATCGTAAGTGGTACCAGATGTCCACTGTAATTTTCTTACAACTCTTTTTACATCACCAGCATTGATTTTTTTCAACGCAATCATAGTATCCCAATATCTATCTTCTTCTCTAAAAGAATCAATAGGATCGGGGACATTACTATCCCAATCTGATTGAACATCAGTTGCATTGGGCAAATTAATAAAACTATAATAACTATTAGTAGTCGTCTTGATGCCTGCCGCAAAGTTAGCAGCATTCAAGACCCTCAATTGATCTGTTATAATAGCAGACATTTTTAGACTTTTTTCTTTATTTAGTAGGAACGCTTAATGTTTTTCAATCTCCGAATTACAGGAGCAGTAGATAGACCCGTAATACCATCACTAGTAACAATATTAAATGCATGTGGATCACTATCTCTAGTAACTCCAGTCAATTTACCGAAACTATAATTACCGAAGTAACTATTAATTCCTGCAGTAACACTTTCTGTAGAAGAGACGCTAACGGTAACTCTTTGTACTCCAGTTGTACCAATACCTAAAACAACACTTTCTCCATATTCAACTGCTTGACAACGATATACATTGTCCATGAATACAGTACCAACACCAATCGCACTTGTACCTTCTGCGTCTTCATAAGACGTTGAACCAGCACCGATATTAGTATTATGTACGTAGAAGAAATCACCTGCTTCAATTTGAGGAAGAGTTATTGCAACACCAACACGTACAGGATCTCTCATAAGCATATCAGTGAATAGATCAAATACAAGTCCTGTGACGGCAACACCAGCAACTGTAGTAGCAGCAACACCAGCAATAATACCAAAGTCACCCGTTAATACTGGAGTACCGAGTGTATCTGCAACACCTGTTGGTTGCCCAATAAGAACCATTGGAACAGATGTATTAGTATAACCAGAACCTGCATTGGTAACAGTTAATTCAGTAATTGTTCCAGCAGCACTTACTGTTGCAGTTGCAGCACCACTTACTGTTACGCCAAAATAAGTACTGATAGAAACAGTTGGTGCAGCAGTATATCCAAGACCTGTAGAGTTTAGTGACAAACTAACAGTTCCAGTATCAGAAACAATTGCTGTAGCAGCAGCGGCAACCTTAGGTGTATTCTCATCACTAATAACTAAGTTTAGATCAGCACCAGAGTATGCCTCTTGCTTATCATCAAATAAAGGACGGATACTTTGAACAAAGATAGTAGTTGAACCAATACCAACATTCTGAATAATACGAGTTGCTGGAGTAATTGCTGATTCGTTGATAATTCTACCTTTACCAACATAAACACCATCAACAACAATATCATCTTTTTGCTTATGCCAAGTTAGAGGACGTTCAAGTGCAGTATCAGTTGTAATTCCAGGTCCAAAATACTGAATAGTAGCAAATGTATCAGATGTCTTGATTCCACTAACAATACGATTTGTTTGTTCTAAACCAAACGTGGATGACTTAATAGCATCATCACGAAGGCGAACTTTATCACCTACCTTAATAGTTTCGATAGTATCAACAAATACTGAGTCAGTTAAAGAACCTTTGAAGTAGTATATCTTCAATATGTCACCTGCTTTAGGTGCTTCGTAGAAATCAATAACACTACCACCCTTGAATTCGAAAGAAACTCCAGGATCCTGTAGAATATCATTGATGAAGATAATCAAGTTATCCTGAATTCTAATTGGAGAACCTTTGGCAGAACGAAGTGAAACAACACCACCAGATTTGGTAATAGTAAATGACTTCTTAACTCCATCAAAGAATGAACTAAAATCATCAAGAACTTCTAATTGACCAAATGTCCAACCAGTGAAACTGTCATCATGAACAGATTCGACAATAATACGGAAATCATTAAAGTCTCCAGGAGCTCCTGTTGTTGGTATTCCAGCAAAACTGGTTATATTAGAAGGAACTGTTAATACATCTCCTATCGCAAAATTACGTCCTGTATTGACAATACTAAAGTCGGTTACACTATTTCCTAATCCAACTTCAATGTCAATAGTTGCATTAACACCACTAGTGGTAGAACCACCTGCAGCAACTAAAGGAATATTTTCATATCCTGTAGGTGCATCAATAAAGACTTTAGGTGGATTCTCGAAGGTATAACCAGTACCAGGAGAAGTTACACTAATACTTGTAATATATCCAGCATCAACAATAGCAGTACCAATTGAAACAATATTTGGATATCCAGTTGCACCAGAAGTTCCAACTCCAACATTTACTGTCTGAATACCTATTCTATAACCACTACCACTGTTTGCAATGGATACAGAAGAAACTGTACCAGTATCAGAGATAACAGCAGTACCACCAGCAGCCACAAGTGGTTGATATCCCATTCCTTCAGAAGAACCAACATTAACCAGAACACCACCTCTAGGAAGTGTACCAACGTTCAGATCTGCGCTTACTGAAGAAGCAGTACCTGTAAATGTAACTTCTGTAGTCGTAGCCGTTTCTGCTAAGTTATAATCAACACCTGGACCTTGGAATATCTCATTTAAGAGAAGTATACCATTATTGGTAGAGAAACCAACAACATTAGACTCATCTTGAGTCATTGTAAAGGTATTAGCAATACCAGTAAAATCTTTAGCTAGTGAATCAAACAGATAGTTATCTTCATAAGCAACACTATCATCTGCTTCTGCAGTTCTAATAAAGACTCTTCCTTGGAAGGTAGAGCGTGTTGTTAATCCAGCATAACCTTCTTCACCATAAGGAGGTTCAACAAAGTTGAGTGAATTACCAAGAATAGTGTAGTTTCCATCATACTTAGTAATTACAGCACCACTAGTATGAATACCACCTTTACTTCCTAACCACCCTCTATCAACAAGTAATTGATCAGAAAGTACATAACCAGTAGATTTAACCCTCATATATTCTTCATCTATCTTGATTAGGTCACCACCAACCATAGATCCAATACCAGTAATACGAGCATTAACCTGAGTTGCACTCATAGTACTTGTTAAACCAACAGTAACACCAGTAGATACAATAGGTGACTGAATATTATTATCTAAAGCAATCAAGGCCTTAGTATCTTGCTTATCTTGTGTAAATGAGTGAGAAACACCAGCACCAACAGTAGTAAGATCTAAAATTGTTGGAGGTGTCGCTAACGCATCAGATGCAGTAGGAGCAATTCTAAACGTATCTTCACTAAGTTTTACAGCATATACTGTGGTAGGAATAGCACCACCAGATGTCTGAATACCAGTACCATCATTAGCATAAGTTAATTTTTCACCAGTAACTAAGAAGTGATCTGCAAACTGTAAAGTATTAGCATTTATATCAACAACTGTCGTATCTGTGTCAGGAGACCAGAATTTCTCAAAAATGGGTCTGTTTCTATGATTGAGATCAAAATTACGTTTAACAACAGAAAGAGTACCAGTGTAAGTACCTTCACCATTACGTAGTTGTCCAACCGAATTGCCATCTCCTATTCCGATAGTGTTAATACCAACCACAGTTCTCTGATTTTCTACTGCTTGACCAAATACTCTAACCTTAGTAGCAATATTAGCGTTAGGTGTGAAGTAGAGACAGAAATCAGTACCAGAGAATCCAGCACCAACTGTACCTAATCCAGTAACCATAGATCCACTAGGAGAATCATATGAAAGTACATTTCCATACTCTGCTTCATACATCTCAGTAACAAGACCATCAGATGCTTGAATAGTAAGTAATTCTTTTAGTTCTGTCTTACTATTTGTTGTATCTTCTATAGAAACAAACCAATAAGAACCTTCATACTCATCACTTGTAAATCCACAAACTTTATTTTCACCAGGAGTAGCAGAAGCAGTAATAGATGTGTAGAAAGAACCCATCATTGATTCTACCATTGTAGTAGTACCAACACCAGTTGCAGTTGCACTTAATCCATAATCAACAACTTTAACAGCACAATTCGTATTAATACCAGCAGCAGGATAGAAATTAAGGTTAGTTAATCCACTTGTTTGAACACCAAATGTTCCAATAAACCCACCAGTAGATAAAGTACCATATTCAACCATTCCAGTAGCAGCATCAGTAGTACCAGGGATAACATTAATCTCTGTTGTTTGGTGAGTACTGATTCCTTCTGTAGTCTGCATTACTTCTACAAGAAGTTTATTACCAGCAGAATTAGCAGGATTTGCTTGCCAAATTGTAGTTCCTGATCCAACAGCTGTTGTAGTAGTAAATCCAGAAATTGTAACTAAATCACCTACAGTTGTTGATCCAGTACCAGTTGTACCACCTGTCTGGATACCTGGCATTCTATTAAAGTCAACCGAGATGAAATCTATAACATAATTGTTTAATTCATACTTAGTAGGATAGAAATCAACGTTTGCATAAGCACCACTAAACGTATAATCAAAAGAACCTAAGATTCCTTGACTATCAACACTATACTGATTAATCCATGAATAGGAACCATCCTGCACAACATTAAAGATACCACACTGATTCTCTGCAGTATAACGAGTATCTTTTACGTTATAGAAATACCTATGACTTGTAAATTTCGCTTTTTCAACAAAGTCAAACTTCTCAAATGGGTCAGTTCTAGGCTTACTATTGAATAAGTCACCAACATCGTCAATTGACAAAACTCTATTAGTTCTTGCTTCTTCATAATCAGTAAGGATCCTATTTTCTAAAACAATATCTTTAGAAACAGTTATTTGATTTTCAGTACTAATTCCAGCAACTTCAACAGTCAATTCTGTTGCATTATCAAAATCCATTCGTGTATCAACATCAGTAGTTGATATTAAATCAACTTTTATCGATACTTCTTGACCACTGGCAGCATTAGCGGCTGCTGCACCTATACCAGCATTAGGGAACCCTATACCACCATCACCATATACACCATGACCTTGTTCATCAGCATCCGCTGGTCTTCCCTGAAATGACTCAAGTTGCATATCAGAGAACTTCTTAAATCCACTAGTGTGTGTAATCTCTCCAACTACATCCTTCCAACTAGAATATTGAACAGGAGATTTAACTGAATAAGCAAATGCTTGATAATAATCATTATCATGTACTCTCTGTCTTGAGTCATTTAAAAATCCAGTTATTTCATGGAATCCCTTCTTCTGCTCAACAAGAGGTCCAACATCAAAAGTTGAATCAAATCTTTCGATTGATTGTATAAATCCAACTTGATTTGAAGAACTACCCTCAATTTGTTTGCCAGATTCGAATATATCACTAGTAGCAATTCTAATAGTATTATTATTTCTATTCCATCCAACTATAGTACCAGTTTTAGTACCAGTTAAAGTTTCTTGTGTAATCTTCTCTTTAATACTAAAATCACCTTTTTTAGTGACTGGTATAAATCCAGGGAAGTGTTTTTCTGGTATTACTCGACCAGCAGATGTATCGGGACTAAATTCTCCAGGATTATCATTTTCTAGAATAAATGTAATCTTTGGATCAGCACCACCAAACTGAGGAGTTACAGAATTAAGTGTAAAGAGATTATAATTATACTCACTAGAATTATAACCAAATCCAGTAGTAGCAATACCAACACCCTCAACTAAAACCTTATCACCAACAGCAAATGGGAATAATTGTCCAAGAGAGAAATCTTTGTCTAATGTAAGTTCAACAGTTGCATTAGAAGTAGTAAATCCAACAGTTTGAATACCAACTCCATTAGAGTTATGAATAGGTATTACAGTTGGGTATGGGTCTTGAAGTCTCTTAGTATTCTCAACAATATTGACACTAGAAACACCAACAGATCCATCTACTGTTGTAGTGATCTCCATTTCAGTAAGGATCTGATCACTAACTCTATCCTTAACAATTAACTTAGGTGGAGTAGAATAATTACTACCACCAGAACTGAGACCAATATGATCTAAAGTTCTAAATCTATCAACCTTAAACAGACTTGGTAATGCACCAGTTGGACGTAATGTCTGGTCATATGGGAACTCATAACCAGGGTTATCAATTTGTGATTTCTTAACTTTACCAATGGAATCACTTTCAACTCTTAAAATAGCACCATTACCATAAGTGGTTTCTGCAGTACCAACATAAGTTCTACTTATTGTTGAAATTCCAGGAATAATCTTATAACCAAATCCTTTATTAGTTACTTTAATATCTGCTATTGC